CCGGAACGGATGCCGGGTTGGATACGCGCGATGACACGAACGCAGTGCATGACGCACAGCCAGATCAGCAGACCGGGGATGGAACGGACTCCAGTCCCGGTGCTGATCCCGAATCCGACGCCAGCGACGGCACGGGCGAGGCCCAGTCGAACGCTCCGGCTTTTCAACTCGACGACATCACCACCGGCGTCCTCACGGACATGATGGGCTGGTCGCAGGAGGACATCGACAACCGCGTGAAGGCGATCGGCCCCGAGATGGCCAGGCGTGAGTTTGCACAAGTCACTGATCGGTACGCGAGGTCACTCGCACAGCGCGCTACTCCCCAGACGGGGAGTTCCCAGCAGCAGGGGACTCCTCAAACACAACAGCAGGCACCCGGCCAAGGGCAACAGCAGGCCCAGCCGGGGGCGCAGCAGGTTCCGGGCTCGCCGGTCGCGGGCATGAGGGCCGCGCTGCCGAAACTGCTTGAGACCTACGGCAACGAGCCCGACAGCATCGTGAACATGGCGATCAAGCCGCTCATCGACCTTGTGGAAACTCTGCATCAGCAGACGCAGGCGATGCAGTTGAAGCCGATCATGGACGAGACGAACCGGATGTTCATTGATCCGAAGGTGGGGACCAACGCGGCCAAGACCTTCGGCTCATCGTGGGACAAGTTGTCAGCGGCGCAGCAGACGAATCGGCAGATGGTCATCGCATCGGCGGCGGAGTTGTACAACTCGCTTCGAAGGGCGGGGCGCGAAGTCACCGAAGAGGCCGTGGTTCAGTACGTCGCGCAGCGGTTCGTTCCGGCCGAGACGAAGACGCAGGCCGTCGATCAGGTGCGCTCGCAGGTGAAGGCCCGCGCGGGCGGGTTGAGCCCCGCGCCGGTGAACCGTCCGGCGGCGCGGCCGACACCGCGCCCAGCGGCCCCGCGCGAGCAGGAGGCGGGCGTCATCGGCTCGGAGATTCAACAGTGGGCCGCGAAGAACGGGGTCACGATTCCCAAGGGTTGACACGCCAACTCCCGAGGGTGGGTATACTGGTGCGTGACCAAGGGCCGTCAGGACGACGGCTGGCAAGTTCAAGGAGGAACACATGGCCGGCATCAGCATTGAACAGGCTTCCGATCTGATCGTCACGACCACGCCGAAGTTCGGCAAGCGCGTCATCACCGACACGCAGGCGTACAACGATTACGTCTTCCTCCGCAACCTCGTCGCCCCGAAGATGAACAGCCAGGGCGGCACACGCTTCCAGCAGACGATCCGTCTTCGGGAGGGCGCTCCCTCCCGCGGCGTCGATCTCTACGAGGGCACGCCAAACGTGCGCGTGAACGTCACCGGCTACATGCTGGCCGAGTGGACGCACCACGAGGGCAAGGTTCACTACGACGCCCGCGAGTTGATGATGAACAGCGACAGCGAGGCGCAGATCGTCAACTGGTTCCAGACCCAGATCGACGGCGAGTTCGAGGCGATCTGCAACTGGTGGGAGGGCAACTCCATGCTCTGCCCCAACAGCAGCACCGACCGCAAGAACCCGCTCGGGCTGGCGTACTGGATCAATCCGCTCGCCTCCGGCGTGACCGACACGGCCGGCGGTTTCAACGGAACCACGGCGACCTTCCGCAACGCGACGACCACGACGGTCATCGGCGGCATCGACGCATCGAACCCCGACAACTCGCGTTGGCGCAACTGGGTCGCCACCTACACGAGCATGAGCCCGCTCACGATCAAGTCGATCGTCAAGGCCCTGCGCCGGACCAAGTTCGTCCCGCCCCCGCAACTCTCCAACGGTCAGATGCTCTCCAGCAAGCGCGACCGCCTGATCCTCATGGATCAGAACAACTACGAGGACTACGAGGAGATCGTGAACAGCGGTTCCGATCCCCGCAAGGGCGATGCGCGTCCGTTCGGCGACGACGACGCGGTTCCCCTGCGCGGCGTTGACGTTCTGACGACTCCCTCACTCGACACCATCGCTATCCGTCCGATCTACATTCTCAACAAGAAGTCGGTCAAGATCGTGACCCTCAACAACACCTGGATGACCAAGGGCAAGGCGGTCAACGACCGCGATGCGCTGAACGTATACACCCAGGGCATCGACACCTCAGCCCAGATCGTCTGCACGAACCGGCGCGCTCAGGCCGTTCTGCACAACACCTATTGATCCAACGGCGGCGCGGGCCGCGTGAACAGCGACCTTTGAAGGAGGCTCCCACATGGGCGGCGTACAAACAATCGGCTCGGCGGTGACGGGTGTCGGCGGTCAGACCGGCGTGAAGTCGGGCACGCTCCCCGATGAATATGTCGCACTGCGCTACACGGGGTACACCTCCAACGCCAACGCCGCCTCTCGCGCGGCGATCGCCGAGGACATCAAGGTGGGTTCGCTCGTCTGCTACGACGACGTGACCGGAACCAGCGGCACGCCGCTTGCGCCGACATCTTCGGCCCCCGGTGACCGGCTGGAACGCATCCCCGGCATGGACGTGACCCAGCCCGCGACGGCGCTGCTGGATCGCTGCGCCGGTGTCGTGGTCGAAGTGCCCAAGGGCTCCGAGCGCGGCGGTATCATCCATGTCGCCAAGGCCAGCCAGAGCATCAAGGTCCGTCTCACCAAGGGCTCGGCGGTCGCAGTTGGAGATATCTTCAAGCCCGCCAACGCCTCGTTCGTCGGTGTGGTTCATACCTTCGCAATCACCGATGCCGCCACGACCGCGGCGAGCATCCGTCAGGCCGTGGTTGAGGCTGTGGAGACGACCTCCGGCGCCGTGACCGACAGTCTTGTGACTTGTCGTGGACGACCGTTCGCCGGTTGTTCATTCTGATACTCCTGTGGCGGGAGTGTGGACAGCAGCGGGCCGCGAGGGGTCACTCCCGGCGCGGCCCGTTGTGTTGAGGGAAGACGATGGACGGGATGTCGTTCTCACGCCTGATCCTCGAAGTCGCGGAAGCGGCGGGTATCGCGCGCTACCAGGACGCCACCGATGGTGAGGGGAACATCGCACGCATCCCCTCCGATGCCCACGACCTCGACCGGGTTCGCCGGGCGGTCAACCGCGGGCTCCGGGCGTTCTTTGCCGCCAACCGCCGGTGGACGTTCCTCGTCCCGGCCGTGACGCTCACGCTCACCGAGGACGCATCCGGCGGCGACAACATCAATGGCGATGCGTCCAGGCTGCGCCTTCCCCCAGGACTCAAGGGCGACCCGATCGGCAACTGGACGATCAACGCACCTGATTCGACCGCAAACCCGACGACCTGCATTCATACCTCCGAGCGCCGGGTGATGTCGTGTATCTCGACATCAGCATCATCCGGCCGTCCGACGATGGCGGCGGTCCGGCCGGTCATGGGGCTGGGCTCGGGAACCGATGGGGCGGTGCGCGAAGTCATCTTCTGGCCCAAGCCCGACACGACGTACACCGCCTCGGCGCGGTTCCGGGTGCTGCCGCGCGAGATGAACGAGTTGGAGGAGCGGCACCTTGCGGGCGCTGAGCATGACGAGACCATCCTCGCGTTCTGCAAGTTCGCCATGTTGGAGCGTGACCCGGATCTGTCCGCGCACTTCGCGGCCGAGCGTGACCGTATGCTGGAGTTGTCGAAGGAGTTGGACAAGAACAACATGAACGCGGTGGGATCGATGAACGACTGTCTTCAGGGCGAGGACGCTATCACTCATCGGGACGCTCGGGCTATGATGCCCCGCGGGATCGTGATTCCCTGATTGACGCAAGGAGTTTCCAATGGGCAACGGTGTTGGCAACAATCCGCTTTCGGCCGAGGGCAACGCAGAAAACTCCATTCCGCAGATCGGCGTCATGCTCGACACGCCCATCAACATCCTCGAAGCCCGGCGCAGTTCGGACCTGCTGGTGCTGACGGCGACGACATCCTCGAGTGTTCCGGCGATCGCGGGCGACTCGACGACCCCCAAGAACGTGTTTGTGCGCTGGGACTCGCAGGCGACCGTGGCCGCACAGGCGGTGTTCAACGTCACCATCCCCGGTGAGTACAACCCCGAGCGCGATGAGTTGGTCGTTCTCGCGGCGATCCGCAAGAGCGGCGCGGCCCAGGTGGCGGCGGACATGATCGTGGCCTACTCGTCCTTCCGGCCGGGGCTCGTCAACGACCTCGCGGCTGCCGCGGCGGTCCCGGCGATCCGCGTGGCCGGCAACTCGTCGAGCATCTCCTACACCAACGCGACCGGCCCCAAGCGCACGCTCACGGCCCAGGTGGACACCCTCGACGGCTTCAACTGGTATCGGTTCGACCTCTCCCGCTCGCTCGGCGACGGTGTGACCCGTCAGCGCACGGCGGCGCAGGTCTTCAAGCCGCTCCAGGTTCTCACGCTCTATCTCGGTCCCGCGACCACGCTCGATGCCTCCGTGGTCATCGACTGCGCCGGGCTCGTTCTGCGCTGCCGAAAGGGCTTGGCCCTCAACGACAAGAACGCTCGATACGAGAACACCTCCAGCGGGGCGTAAATGGCCGGCAAGAAGCCTCCGCGCCTGATGCCCCCGATCAGGGGCGTGAGTAACAGTTCGACGTTCATCGACACGCCTGGCGATGTCGTGCCCCTTGACGGGGTGGGCAACTGTCGCCCGTTCACTCCCACCGACGACCGGCCCCGTTTCGGAACCCGTCCGGGCCTCGAAGCCCTGAACGACACACCGCTCGGAACCGCCAGTTCCCGTCAGATTCGCGGCATGGGCTCGATCAGCCGCGCGTCGGCGATTACCTCGTTCCGTCTCGGCGCATCGACGCCGCTCACCTTCGGTTCGGCGAATCTACGAACGGCGGGGATGCTCACCAGCAACCTCAACCTGTTCTCGACTGTCGCCCGGTGCCTGCGCGAGTCGTACCTCGTGGACGGAGACTCCGGGCAGGGGGAGATTCTCCGGCATGGCGACGTGGCGGTTCAGACGGTCCCGGATTTGACCGGGTTCCCCAGTTCGATCGACCCGACGTGGTGCGCGGTTCATCCGAGTAAAACACTCCTGGCGGCTGGGTTCAACTACACCGTCAGCGGGCAGGCTCGGGTGGCGGTGTTCTTCATCGAGCCCGTGCGCGGGCTGGTCATCGGGTGCAAGATCATCGCTCCAACGACCGACACGCCCGAGAACAACACCGATTCCCCTTCGGCGTGCTGGACCGACAACGCGCTCTGGATTCCGCGCGGTCGGCAGATGTGGTACGTTCCGACTCCGGTCCAGGCGGCGCGGGCGCGGCTGCACGATCCGACCAACACCAGCACCCTCCTGTCGGCTACCGACACCGCCCACCCGCTTACTTATGTCGGGAAGATCGTTTCGGTCGCGTCGGTGTTCATCAATGCACGCTGGTACATCTGGGGAGCATTCGAGGGGACGACCGACGCGGGCACCTACGCCAATCCGATCGGAGCGATCACCTCCGGCGGGTACGCCAAGCACTACCGATCCGGGCTCGTGCTGTGGACCGAGGGTGCGGATGTCGGTGAGAACACCTACGCATTGACCGTGCGCGTTCCCGACGAGGTGCTGAGCCTCTCGGATTCGTATGTGGAGGTGGACACTTCCGGCGCGGCGGTGACGGAGTACACAACGCGGTTCTCGACGTGGCTGAATCGTGCCCCGCGCGGAGCGTTACCCGCGGCGGTGGCGGCGGACCCGAGCGACGGCTCGGCCGTGGTCATCTTCACGAATCAGGGGTACGGACCCAACAGCGGATTCCCGCCAGATGGATCGGTCGCATACTCGACGGTCGCCAAGTTCAACATCGCGGGCACGCTGCTGTGGGAGGTTGACACGCAGTCGAGCATCGCCAACGAGGACGGCGGGAAACTCGCCGGGGTGGGCACGACCTACCCGAGCGACATCCCCGACGAGGACGGCGGAAACGCCGGGACGACGAGCAAGGACGGACCTGCAGCGCGCAGCGTCGTGGTCGATCAGGCTGGGCGCGTCTTCGTCGCCGGGCGCGTCTCCAGCGGTCGGGCCAACGTGTTCTGTCTGGGAGGCGCGGGCGGAAATCAGTTGTGGCGGGCTCGAACCGAGAGCAACAACCCCACCAGCGGCTCGCCCGCGTGGATCGCGCCGGGGCTCGCGGGGGCGGGAACGCCGAAGAACGGGCTTGGGATCGACCCGAGCGACGGTCGGCTCTTGGCACTGGGTCGCCGGTGCGTGACGTGGCAGAGCGTGGATTCGCCTCCAACGGGCAACGCGGGGCTCCTGTTCAAGATGGTCCCCGCCGATGGTTCGATCGAATGGGCGCTCAGCCCCTTGCAGGATTACCAGACCGGCCCCCTGTATGATGACCCGACACCGCTCTGTATCGCCGTGGCTGATGGCAGCGTGCTGATCGGCACGACGACCTACGCGGACAGTTGAAAGGATTTCACATGTCCAGGACTCGTGCCCTCCACGTCTTCGGTGCGACACTCATGCTCTCCTTCGCAGGGCTGTTCATCGCGGCTCCGTTCATGGGCGGGTGCGCCGAGCAGAACGCCCGGCAGCATGTCGTGATGCCGGAGGTCATCATGAATGTCGATGGGGTATCCCAGGACGCTCGCGCGGGAATCCTGACCATGCCCGAGGCTGATCGTCCGGCCGCGACGGCCAACCTCGACGCCTTCACGGTGGCGATCCGATCCGGCACGCTCGATGACATGCGGAACGTCGCGGTCCCGCGATGGCCGACCGTTCGGGCTGCCGCCCAGTTGGGTATTGCCCGCGCTCGTGCGACGGGAGCGATCTCGCAGGGATTGGCCGAGTCGAAGTCCGAGCGCCTGAACCAGTACGAGTTGCTCCTCAGTAAACTTGGGCCGTGAGGCTCCGGCGTCGGCGCGTTGATCGTTGCAAACCCCCACACCTCCAACCACGAAAGCACAGATGAACACCTCCACCATCACCGACGAGTTCATGAACACGCTCAAGCAGATCGCCAAGGACTTGGGCATCAAACTGAAGGCGGACCTGACCGACGTGACCGAGTATGCGCGCGAGCGATTCGCACATCTCTCCGAACACACGATGGACGCGGATTTCGGCGAGCAGGTCAAGACCGAGATGCAGAACGTGACGATGAACGCCGCGGCGAAGACCCTGGATTCCGCCAAGACGGCCGACGCGGCATTCATCGCGGGAGTTCAGGGAGCGTTTGCCTTCGGCGCCCGACTTGTCTTTGCGATCTGATGCCCAGCAAAAGCACCTATCTCGCAAACACCGTGCTGGACCTCCTACTCGGGGGTTCAGCATTTTCTGCGCCGACCACGCTCTACGCGGCCCTCTTCACCGCCATGCCCAGCGCATCGGGCGGCGGAACCGAAGTCTCGGGGACCGGGTACGCGCGAGCGGCCGTGGCCAACACACCGGCCAACTGGCCCGCGGCGGCGGCGGGCGCGAAGTCGAACGGGACCGCAATCAGTTTCGGAACCTCCGGCGGATCGTGGGGAGTAGTCGTGGGCATGGCCCTCTACGACGCGGCGACCGGCGGGAACCTGCTGTACTTCCTGACCCTCACCATCCCGGTTACGATATCGGCGAACGAAGCGGTCCAGATCCCGGCCGGATCGTTCGTTGTCCGCGAGACGTGACGGCAAGTTCAAGGAAGAACAGATGGCCATTACCAGTGTCGATCAACTCGTCGCGTCCCTGCAAGCCCCCGTTGCGATCTTCAAGAACACCGTCACCTCGCTCCAGACGGGCCGATGGCAGTCCCTCTGGCTCGTGGATGGGTTCCCCGGCGTCGGAGCCACTCCCCCGGCGACACCCGGCGCGATCCCCGACAGCACCACGGCCGGCGCTCTCCCATACACGCTCCCGGTCGGCGGTCGGCTCTCCTACCTCGCCAAGTTGGCAGCGGCAGCGCCGATCGCGGGGATGCTCATGGTCTACGACCGGCTGGCCCATGTCGCCAGCATCAACGGGGCGACCGCCGCGGCTCAGACCGTGAACACGCCGGCCCTGACCCGCCCCAACGCCAACGGCGACGGCGTGCAGGCGTGGGTCGAGTATCAGGCCGCGGCGGTGGGCACCAGCACCGTCAGCATCTCCTACACCAACTCCGATGGTGTGGCCGGGCGCACCAGCCCGAACATCACGATCCCGACCACGGTCCCGGCCGGGATGATGCTCCCGCTCCCGCTCCAGGCCGGAGACAAGGGCGTGCGCTCGGTGCAGACCATCACGCACGCCGGATCGTCGGGCGGTGCGAACGTGGGCGTGGTCCTCGCTCGCCGGCTGGCCATGATCCCGATCAACACCGCCAACCTCGGCGTCATCGCCAACTACGCCGATCTTGGAATGCCTCAGATTCTTGAGCGCGTGAGCCCGGCCCAGGGCGCGTGCATCGCGCTCGCGCTCCTGACAAGCACCACATCGCTCGGGCCGCTCTACGCCGAGGCGGTCTTGGCCCAGGGGTAAACCGTGGCTTCGACCGGGATCGGGACATCGCCGCTTCAATCCACGTTCTTCAAGGCGTGGCACTTCACACCCAACAGCGCGAGCGTTGTTCCGGCGATCCTGTCGCTGTACTTCTTCGGACAGACCGTCGAGACACTCGCGGGCATCGCGGACGGATCATCCGACGCGCAGGCGACCATCGAGCGTTCATGGTGGGCGAACGCACAGAACGGATGGACGCTCAATGCATCGACTCGCGCCGCGGTTGTCGGCACTCCTGCAACGGCCAACTTCGCCGTGCGCGCGACGATCCCCGACGCCGCCCCCGGCATCTCGATCATGCTCCGCGCCGCCGATGACGGGCGGGCGGGCTTTGAGGTGGCGATCCTGAAGGGGGCCGACATCGACCCCGCGGCGACGGCCGGAGAAAACTATGTTGTGGTGCGCCGGGTGTTCGAATCCCAGCCGATCGAGGAGGCGACCGACATCTACGCCGTTCCCAACGGCGCGAGCGACACGCCCGCGAATGTCCCGGCGTATGTGAATGTCGAGTCCACCATCCCCGATGGCGTGCAGTTCACGATCGACGCTCGCATCGCCAACGGGTTCGTGGAGGTGCGTCTCAACGAGGACAGCGCCACCATCATCCGGCACGAGATTCTCGACGACTACACCCCGGTTGCCGACATCGAGACGTTCGCCCCGTCAGCGGCCGAGGGATTCCCCAACCACACCAAGGCGGGTTTCGCCAGTTCCACCAGTGGGGCGCGGATCATCACGGCCGCGATCGTCAGCCTGGACGGAGAGCGATCAAGCCGCGCCGACATTCTGCTGGCCGTCGCCGGCGGGAATCTGTACGTTCTTCAGGACGAGGACGTGGGTGTTCAGCAGGTCGCTTCGGGCCTGTTCCCGGTTGACCGAGACGTGATGATGGCCGAGTTCAACGGGCGCATGCTCATGGTCGGCGGCGGCAAGGCATACAAGTACGATCCCGTGACCGTCAGCGTCTCGAAGTACATCCCCAGCAGCGGCACCCTCCCCGGTCAGACCACGCCGGGAACGACGACGGCCAACGGCGTGATGACCTACCTCTCGCGGGTGGCATTCTTCCTGATCGACGGCGATGAGCAGAACATCGTGTTCACCGCCAACGACGACGAGGACGATTTGAACCTCACGAGCGACCTGTCGGGCTCGGCGTTCGCGCTCGCGGGTTTCCGGGTCAACCGGATCGGCCAGCCGATCACCTGCGTCCAGCAGGCCAGCACCAGCGCGATGGTCATCGGGTGCAACGCGAACATTTACATTCTCCTGGGCGATCCCGCGCTCGGCCAGATTCAGAGCATCCCCAAGAGCCTCGACACGGGCATCTCCGGGCCGCAATCCATGTGGCTGGCGATGGAGGGGCGCGTCATCGCCCACTCGCCGCTCGGGCTCCTTGTCGTCTCGCAGGGCGGCGACGTGGGGAACCTCACCGCGCCGATTCTCACCGAGGGCATCCAGACCACGGCACTCGACACGCCCCCGCGCGTCATCGTGATTCGGGACGCGGCACGGCACGGCGTGCATGTGTTCATGACCAAGGCCGGGGACGCCGGATCGACGCACTTCTGGTACGACGAGCGCATCGGCGGGTGGGAGCCCGGCCGCGGCGGGTTCTTCCCGGAGCATTACCCGCTCAACTGCCAGCCCAGCGCGGCGTGCATCTGGAAAGCGCAGGTCATCATCGGCACCGAGGCGGGTTTCCTTGTGCGTTTCAAGGACACCGCGCGGGACGATCTTGACCAGCCGATCGAGTCGTTCGCCACCATGACCCGGCTGGCGTTCGGGGATGAGAACGACGAGGCGATCATCCGGCGGATGCAGTTGGTTTTCTCGGTCGCTTCGGCGCCGGTTCAACTCACCGTCTACAAGGGCGACACCAGCGAGATCGTGTACGACACCACGAAGCGGCGCGAGATGCTCTCGATGACGCTGGAAGTACCCAAGCCCTCGCCTCTTACGCAGACCATCCGCGGACCCTCGCTGATCGTGGTCCTCTCCGATGTCGAGGGCGGCGCGTGGCGGCTGGAGATGATCACCTGCGACGTGACGGCGGGTCCGGATCGGTCGGGGCGCGTATAACCTGATCCATGCCGGCACGGGTCATCAACTCATCGGACAGCGGGCAGTTCGACGCGCGCCAGATCGTGCAGCGGATGGGCGCGATGTTCGACAACCCCATCGCGGCCGTGCGCATCGAGTTTGGGCCGTTGTCCACGACCGCGCGGGACGTGACGTTCACCGTGGTTGACCGGCTGGAGAACCGATACCCGCCCCAATCGTTCCTCGAGCCCCCGAAGTCCAGCGAGGGGCGGTGGATCATCGCGGTCTATGTGGCCGAGTCGGAGTACGGAACGCCGATCACGCCGGGGACGTTCACCGCGAGCAAGGGCAAGGTCTTCGGATCGGTCGGCCCCGCGCTGTATTTCATCGAGACGGCGGCGGACGGGATCGCGGTGGTTCACGTCGATAAGAGCGTGACGCTCACATACCTGCACGCCGGGGTGGTTTGCCTGTTACGATCACGGGGCATCGACTGGGCGACGGGCGCGACGACGGTTCCGACACCGCCGGGCGAGCCCACAAAGTTTGAGACGTGAGGAGTTCACCATGCCGTTCGGACCAACTCAGGGATCAGGTGTGGCGGGCGGCGCGGCTTCCGGCGCGATGACGGGTGCTGCGCTTGGTCCGTGGGGCGCGCTCGCGGGCGGTCTGATCGGCGCGGCGGGCTCGTTCCTTGGTGCGCAGGGCTCCAATCAGGCCAACCAAGCGGCGTTCGACTACGACGTGAACAACCGCACGCAGTCGATGCAGCGCGGTTTGTCCACCCTCTTCGGATATCAGGGGATGATGGACTCGGCCCTCTCCGGCGGGAGCCAGCAGTCGTCCGATGCCTTCAACGCGCGGATCGGTGGGCCGATCTTCGACCAGATGAAGCAGTTTTCTCAGCAAGGCCTTGGCGATCTTCAGGGCATCCTTGGCCAGTTCGACCGTGAGTCGAAGTCGATCAACCGCGGCTCCGGTGACGCCGAGGCGGCGGCGAAAGACTACGGGCTCGGGCGATCGGAGGTCATCCGCGAGGACGCCAAGCGCGCCGAGCGTGACGCGAACCAGCGCGGCAAGGCACAGGCCGCGCAGTTCGGAGCCTCGTCGCTGGGCATGAACATGGAAGGCGCGAACAAGGAGCGTTTCACGCGCTCGACCAACGACGCGCTGACCAGCCTGAACATGGGCATGATCGACCGGCTCATCGCCGCGATCGGCCAGCGTCAGAACCTCCAGAACAACCGATCGACGACACGGGCCGGTCTGGCGACGAACGTCGCGCAGTCGTCCGACGCCCTGCGCCGGAGCCCCATGAACCTCGTCCTCAACGCCTTCGAGTCGCCCGCGTTCAACCGCGCCGTCGGGCCGAGTTCCTCCGGGCTCCTGGCCAACGCCTCGTCGAGCCCCATCGGTTCGTTCCTCGCCAACGCTGGGAACGCGACCGCGACGACGATGCCGAGCATCCTCGCCGGCGGCGGTTCCCAGCCGGGCGGACTTCAGCAACTTCTCCGAATGCTCCAAGGCGGTTGATCCATGAGCGCACCCATCATTGATGTCGGTTCTGGTCAGGCCGCGGCGACGGGGCTCGGGTTGATGCAGCACTTTTTGCAGCAGCAACAGGCCCAAGAGCAGTTCGCGCAGCAGCAGCAGATGCAGCAGCAGCACCTTCGGCTCCAGGAGTTGAGCCAACTCCTCGCCGCGCACAACGCCAACCGTCAGGACGCCGAGTTCCAGCAGAAGACGGCCGAGTACAACGCCAGGATGATGAAAGACTCGGCGGCGGCGCAGGCCGACGCGGCAATGGCCGAGTCGCTCGGGCTGGTTCCGGCCCAGCAATCCAACGAGCAGGTTCAGCAGCAGCAACGCTCGTTCTTCGAGACGGGTCAGGGGGAGATGCCCCAGACGGGCGGGCGCTCGCCGCGCGACATCTTCGCCGACATGCCCGAGGCCACGCGCCGGGGCATGATCGAAGAGAAGCAGAAGGCGAACGTGAAGTCGTCGCAGGACGCAATGCTCCAGCAGAAGCGCGACGATCGGTACATGCGCCGGATGATGGTGCTGGACCAGTTGCTCGCGGACAGTAAGTTGACGAGGGAGGAGTATCTCCAGCAGCGCGACAAGGCCCAGGCGCTCAAGGAGGGTCTATCCGATCCCGGCGATATCAACACGACCGGGCCGATCAACACACCCGAGGACGTGCAGAGCGCGCTGGACCAACTCAACACGCCCGGTTCGCGGGCCGTTGGGACGATGCTCAAGATGGGCGTCAAGCCCACCGCGTCGGCGATCGTGAACGCCTACGCGCAGCCCAAGGAGGGGACGATCGCGCAGAACCCCGGCGTCATCGTCGCGGGGAAGGAGCGCGACGAGGTGCTATTCCGGCGCGAGGAATCCTTGCGCGAGTTGCGCGATGCCCGGCAGATGAACCTGGACATGGCCACGGACCCGATGAGCGTGAAGAAGTGGAAGGAGTTGCAGCAGAGCGTCAGGAGTATCGAGGCCGAGTATCAGGGCAAGCACGACGCTTGGCGCAAGGCGATCGAGGCCGCGTCGATCCACCACGGCCGCGACCCCTCTCAGGTTCAGCGCACAACCGATGCCCCAGTCTCGACGGGCGGGGAGGCCGGAGAGGACACGTCCGTTGTCACCTATGACGAGTGGGCGCAGGAGAATGAGCAGCGGACCGGCACATCGGCGGAGAAGCCCCAGCAGCGCGGATCGTCCGCATCGGTCCCGTTTGTGAACCGCAGGACCATCGGAACCCCGCAATCGGTGTTCACGCAGACCCGTCCTCAGCCGCGCGTACCGTCCGGTCCGACAACCGGGCCGATGGCCGCGGGGCGCGTCATGCCCGGCGATCCCGACTTCAAGCAGCCACCGGCGGGTGGACAGTTGTACAGGAACAGTCGTGGCAAACTCTTCCTTGTAACGCAGGACCACATTCTGCGCATCGCCAAGAACATCCCCGGCATCGATGCGTTGGCGAAGACGGACCCCACGGCGGCGTACAGGAAGATCGAGGACGTGTTGACGAACAGCATCGAAATCGGCGAGTAGGAGCGGATTCATGGGCGCGACGATTCGGACATACCTTGGCGTGGCTTTGACGGTCAATGGGGTTCTCGACCTGAGCGATCAGAAGTTCGGGACTTCGGCGATCGAGTTCACCACGACCGGCGGCGGATCGGTGAACCGGAACACGGTCCAATGCTCCATTGCCGCGACGACCCTGCTGTGGACCCGATCGACCCTTGGCGAATCTCCGCAGTTCGTGATGGTGACACCGGACCAGCCTGGAGAGTTGTGGGTGTGCGGCGCAGCGTCCGATGGCTCGAATCCGACGTGGAATCTTGTCGGCGTTCTCGCGGCGGGATGTCCGTTCATGTTCACCCCAACCGCAATGCGCACCAACGCATCGGCGGCATTACACTCGGCCGATACCGGCGGCGGATACCCGGCGGGCGCGACGGACAGCGGCGAGGTCGATGGTGTGCTGTACTCGATGGCGTTTCGTCCATCATCGACCGTGACCGCGACGGCGAAGGTCAAGACGGTTGTTGTCACCTGATTGGAGTGTGTCGGTGCCCGAAGATCAGCCGCAATATGACCCCATCGCCGACGTTCTGATGTCCCTCGGCGCGCAGTCTCCACCCGTGACCGGGATGCGCGTGCCCGGCAACATCGACATGTCGAAGCGTCCCCTGTCAATCGCGCAGGGTGGTACACCATTGCAGGCCGGTCAGATCAGCACGATCCGATCCATGTCATTCGGGACACCAGATGGTGAGGTGCTTGTCCCGACGATCGACGACGATGGCAAGCCCATGACGAACGATCAGGCGATCAGGAAATACCAGCGCACGGGGCAGCACTTGGGTATTTTCCGATCACCTCAGGACGCGACCGCGCACGCCGAGCGTTTGCACCAGCAGGAGGAGGAGCGCGTCACCAACGACCCCATCGCGCAGACTGTCGCGTGGCTCAATGGCGGCGGCACGTCTCAGCCCATCCGACCGCAGAAGTCGATCCCCGGCCCCCCTCCGTGGTGGGGCTTGCCCAAGCATCCGCAGATGACGGCCAGCACGGTTACACAGGAGGATGTTGACGCGGGCGGGCACGGCTTTACCCAGCAGGACATCGGGGCTCCTGTCGAACGCTTGACCCCGCCGGGAACCTCGTGGAGCGGACCCGCGCCGATCGTGCGGAAGATCGACCCGATCACCGGGCAGTGGACCGAGTATGACAACGCGCGTGGGAAGTTCGCGCCGGTCGATCAGGGTGTGCAGTACCGCGAGGATCTGGACCCGCGTCCGAAAACCGGGTTCTGGCAGTCGGTCACGGACATCCCCGCGTTCGTCGGAGACACGTCGATCGGCGCACTGAGCAAGGTGGCGGGTGGCGCGCCGACACAGGGCGAGGCTCTGTACAAGGCGTACAACGAGCCCGGCAAGACGATGGGCGGTCGCATCGGCGACGTGGTGCGCGGCAGCGCGGCATTCGCGGCGGACTTCATGCTCACGGGCGGGCTGCAATCCACCCTGTCGGTTCCGACCCGTCAGGCGGTCCGTTCGGCGACAACCGGGCTGGCCAAGGGCGGGCTCGGTGAGACGCTTCTCGGTCAGGGGTTCAAGTTCACGCGCGGCGGGAAGATCGTCGAGCAGACGGCCGACATGTTCGCGCGTGGCGCGGCAGTCATGCCCATGCGCATCGGCGAGACGCTCGCCGGGGCGATGGACGAAGCGGCGATCAACAACGAGGACTTCACCGACGCCTTGGCGAAGAACGCGGCCGATCAGTTCACCGAGGTTGCAAGCGAAAACTCCGGCGAGATTCTGAACACCGCGGCCGGGTTCTTCATACCCAAGCGGCTTGCAATCCTGAAATCGGCGATTCTGGCGAAGTGGGTGGGCAACAAGGCGGGGCGGACGTTCTACGAGGGGATGCAGAAAGTCGCCAAGGCCGGCGGGTGGCACGGCGTCATGGGTGAAATCGGCGAGGAGTACGTCGGCGGGTACATGAAGAAGGTCGCGGGGATACAGGACTTCTCCGGCTTCTCGCCCCAAGAGTTGCTCGAGATGGGCATCGCGTTCGCGGTCCCCGGCGGCGCGATGAACATGGGCGCCGGCACGTTGAACGTCGGATCGAAGATGAAGGCGTGGGTCCACAACTACGAGGTCGATCAGCAGTTCCAGGACATGCGCAAGGCGGGCATGGACATCCTCACCGCCGAGGCGTGGCGGGACGCCAATCGAACCCCCGGCGTCGAGGATGGATCAAACCCGGCTACCGATCAATGGCAGCAGACGACCCACCAGCCCGATGGTGGAAGGGTTGACGCCACACCATCGACTCCGGCGGCGGAAAACCCAGCAGCCAAGCCCCCGGCGGTCGGCGGAGTAGGGGAAACCCTCGGTCCTGTTGATGCGGCGATGGCGGGAATGGATGAATCCTCGGCCGTTGGTCAGGGTGTATCCCTGTCTGACGGTCAGGGTTTGGCGACTCCTGAACATCCGGCCGATCAGACGCCCTCGATGCCCCCGGCGATGGAGAGCCCCAGCGTCGATCCAGCGGCCCCACAGGATGACATGACCGATCTGCTGGTCGAGTTCGCGGCGGTCGAGAAGGAGCGTCAGAATGCGCGGGCGGCGCTCAGTGACGCCAGAGGAACACCGGCCGAAGAGGCCGCGATGGCACATGCTTACGAGGTTCAGGACCGTTGGGATGCCCTGAACGCGCAACTGAGGGGTGAGACGCCGACAACGCCGCAAGCCGCTCCGGCCGTCGAGCAGCAATCGCCCACCAAGGAGGCCACACATGAAGGCCAGCAAGAAGAAGGGCAAGGGAACCAAGGGCTGCTGAGCCCTCCGGTTTCGGGAGAGTCGAACGCCGGGGGCGCGGAGCCCTCACCCGGCATACCCCCCCCGGCGTCGATTCACCGCGAGGTCAAGCAGCGATGGAAGGCGGCGGCAAAGCAGATACTCCCGGACCGCCAACTCCCGAGTGAGTCGCGCGTCGATTCGACGATCCAGCATCTTGTGCGCGTCATCGAAACCGGCAAGGACACCAAGGGACTTCTCACCCTGACCAACCGCGTCAGCCGTCAGGTGTTCAGCGACGTGACCGGCGTGAAACTCCCCAACACCGAGAGTGGCACACGCGCTGCGCTGGTGAAGTACCGCGCTGCGCGTCGGACTTCGGGGACTGAGAAGGTAGAGGACACCGGCGAGGCGGCTCCGACCAAGACCCTTCCGCACAATGAGCCGATGCCCCCATCGGACCGGAAGTTGCCGACCGATGACACGCCCGAGAACTTGGCGCGGCGGATGGGACATCCGGGGAACAAGAAACTCATCGACGCTCTGAGAGAGAACGCGGACAAGAAGACCGACACTTTTTACAACTCCGTGCGCGACGCGCTGGGGAGCGACAAGAAGGCCAGCACGGCTATCGACAAGATGCTGGAGAGCGCGGGGTTGGTCAATCCGGGCGATACGACAGAGCCCAAGTCTGATGCCGCGACGAAAAACAACTACGCGCACGAGACCGGAGCGCCGAAGTGGGGCGAGGTCGCCAACCATTTCGCCACACACTTCGTTTCCCCGCCACCCTCGTTCGATTCAAAGAGCATCGTCGCGTGGCGTTCGTTGTTCCATCAACTCACCGGGAACAAGGTCGAGGCTGGAACGCCGATGGCCAAGCAGGTGGATGAGGCGATCGAGGTCGCGGTGGTGAAGGCGGCGCGGTTCATCGTCGATCAGAGCAAGGGCGAGCCCGGCGCGGCCGCGAGCATCTACGACCAGTTGGTTGATTTGTACGAGCATCAGCCCAATCTCAACGTCCGCACGAGTCAGAGCAAAATGGATCAGGCGTTCAGCACCCCCGCGCCGATCGCGTGGGTCGCGTCCGTCCTGGCGGGCGTCACCGACAAAACCACGGTGTACGAGCCCAGCGCGGGCAACGGGCTCCTGCTAATCGGCGCGGACGCGAGCCTCGCCCGCGCCAACGAGTTGAATCGAAACCGGCAGGGCGGGCTGAAGGAAGTCGGGTTCAAGAACGTCACCGGCAAGGACGCGACCGAGGCGAGCGTGGTCCCCGATGCGTCGGTCGATGTCGTCATCGCCAATCCCCCGTTCGGAGAGGTGAAGGACGACAACGGGCACACCAAGACGTGGAGCATCCGCACGGGCAAGGGAACCGTGGTCACGCGGGCGATCGACCAAGCGATCGTGATCCGGTCCCTCCAGGCGATGAAGCCCGATGGCCGGGCGGTGTTCATCGTCGGATCGAAACAGCACTACCACGACCGCAAGACCGATGGCGAACGCAAGGCCGCGTACAACAGCAACGTCAACTTCTTCCTGAATCTGTTCGAGAACTGGAAGGTGACGGACATGTTCACGATCGACGGCGACCTGTACAAGAAGCAGGGCGCGGGCTGGTCGATCGACGTGATCGTTGTTGACGGCAAGGGAAAATCGGAACTTCCGCGGCCGGATGAGCAGTTGCCGCGTATCTATACATCGTTCGACCAACTCAGGAGCCTTGTCGATGGAACCACAACAGCCACAGGAAATGCAGTCGGACGTACTCTGGTGGATGCCTCCGGGGGCGACCAGCGCGGCCCTGATCGTGCGTCTTCCGGCGTCGATAGGGGCAGAGCCGGTAACGAGGCTCATGTACCAACTGGCCCTGTCAACGACGTGGGAGGAACTCCTCGAGGCGGCGAACCCGGCGGACCTTCAGAGCGCGGTGGACAAACTCTCCCAGGCGTTCCAGGTGTCGAGGCGGGCTCTGGCGGACCCCGTTCACGAACTCGGGTGGGATCTGGCCAGTCATCAGGCGGTGATGGAGGTTCTTCAGCAGCAGGGGCAACTGGAGGGGCTCGGAACGACGCCGGCGACGGTGGCGGTGTCCCGCAACCTCGCTCAACTCCGAAAGGACGCGACACTGGAGGGGCTCGTGGACCTGCTGACGGCGCAGGACAATCGGGACTGACGGAGGATGAGCGTGCCGAGATGGAGTCGCTCGCGCGTGAGTTGCGCGACAAACTCACCGGCGGCGGGGGTGCGACCGCTCCGGGCGGGTTCGGTCTTCCCCCCTCGCTCTTCAGCGATCCGGCGGTCTTCACCAAGGCCGTGCGCCTGTCCTTCCTGATTCTCAAGCAGGGAGCCCACACGTTCAAGGAGTGGGCGCGGGCGATGGTGAAGATGCTGGGTGAGGGCGCGGCGGCGGCGCTCAAGCCGTTGTACCTCGCGCTGTTCAAGTCGCCCGAGTCGAAGTCGTACCACGATCGGATGACCGCCGCCGCGGCGGTTCGGACGATGGACGAGAAGGCCGTCCGCGAGACGATCGTCGAGGAACCGAAGCAGGAGCCCAACCCCGAGAGCGTGCGAACACTCGACGGCGAGCGCGAGGCGAAGGACGTTGAGAAGATCGAAGAGGGGGTGTTGCAGGTTCCGTACACCCCGCACAGCAGCGTGGGCGAGGCGATGGGCACGCTGGTCCCGTCGAACCTGCGCGATGCGTTGCAAACCGCACTCAGTCGCGCAAACGAAGAAACCGGCGGACTCGATAAGTTGGTCATGGACCGGCTTGGCTGGACTCCCGAACACATGAAGTCGGTGATGGGGGCCGAGCAGATTGATTCGGTGGCTCTGGCGATCTGGAACCACGAGCGCGGCCGCGCGATGATCCTGGGGTCGCAGACCGGCATCGGCAAGGGGCGCGTCTGCGCGGCGATGCTCGGGTACTTCATGCGCAAGGGGATGACGCCGACGTTCATCACCGCCAAGCCGATGCTCTACAAGGACATCATCAGGGACTTGGAGGCGATCGGGTACGACGGAAGGACCAAGGACCGCGACGGGAACATCCTCCCGAAGATCAGGCCCCTCGTGCTGAACAGCGGGCTCACGGGCACGGCGATCGAAACCGACGACATGGGCGTTCAGACCGAGGTCGAGCAGAGCATCTCGCTCGACGACATCCCCGGCTACGAGGGCGATTCGATCCGCACGCCATCGGGCGGGGCCGCGCACTACCAGAACGTCAAGACGGCGATCGAAAGTGCCGAGGGCGGCGGACCCCTCGCGCACCCGATTTCCGAGCGAGACCGGGGCAAGGGTTCGAACACCGCGACGTACAACATGGTGTTCAGCACCTACGACCAGTTGAGCCCGGTGGGCGGTCAGAACCGCGATGAAGTCGATCCATCCCTGTCTCGCCGTCAGGGTTTGATGCTCCGGTTCATCACCCGCGCTGTCAACGGCGCGGGCGTCATTCTCGACGAGTCGCACAACGCGGCCGGCGCGGGCGGTCAGGCCGTGTACACCCAGCAGGAAGAACACCTTGAATCCCTGAGCCAGCCGGGCGGGAAGAACACCGGCGCGCGGCGGGCGTGGTTCCTTCGTCAGATCATCAACGGGGCGCGCGGGGTCATGTACTCGTCGGCGACGTTCGCGGCGACACCGGCCGCGCTGGACATGTACTCAAGAACCTCGCTCGGGCAGATGCCGGGCATCACCTCCGTCGCCGCGGCCGAGCAGATCAAGGCCGGGGGCGTGCCGATGCAGCAGGCCGTGGCCCTGATGCTCACCGAGGCTGGTCAGTACGTCGCCCACCAGCGCGACTTCGCGGGCGCGAAGTTCAACGCGCCGTCGGTCGTGCAGACCAACCGCGAGCATGTGGACGCCGTGGCCTCGTCGCTCATGCACATGTCGCACCTGGACGACGCCATCAGCGCGATGATGGACAAGGAGCGGAAGTACAAGCCCCTCGTGGACTGGCTCTCCGAGCAGATCATGGCGAAGTTCCCGCGAGCGCAGGCGGGTTCGCTCAAGTCGCACACGCCGGGCCTTTTCAGCGTCATCCACAACCTGATCGACGCCTCGCTCCTGACGCTCAAGATCGACGAGACGGCCCGGCGCGTGGCCGAGTGCGTGGCCCAGGGACGCAAGCCCGTGATCGTCCTGGATCGCACCAGCGAGACGATGATCCGGGAGTTCGCCGACGACGCCGGGCTCAAGATCGGCGACGTGATCCCGCACACCTTCGCCGACGTGATGCAAAGGACGCTCGATCGACTGCGACAAATCACGGTCAAGGACGCGAGGACCAACGAGTTCCAGCGTTTCACGATCCCGATGGAGGTCATGTCCCCCGGCGCGCTCGATGCGTATCAGCGGGCGGCGGAGTCGATCAGCACCGGCCCCGCGAAAAACTACCCGGCTTCTCCGATCGACATGCTCCTGAACAAACTGGAGAAGGCGGGGGTGAAGGTCGGCGAGTTGACCGGGCGATCGGTGCGCATCGACTACAGCGGGGCGCAGGCCCGATTGGCCGAGCGTCCGGCGTTCGACGCGACTCAGGCGGGGAAGATCGGCACGGTCAAGCGGTTCAACGGCGGCATGAAGGGCAAGCCGGTCAAGAACCCGATCGACGCGCTCCTGGTGAACCGGGCGGCGACGGCGGGCATCTCTGCGCACGCATCCAGCACCTTCCACGACCAGCGTCAGCGCGAGATGTTCCTCGTGCAGATGCCCCCATCCATCACCGACACGATCCAACTCCTCGGCCGCATCTTCAGGACCGGGCAGGTTGTCGGACCGATCTACACGCCCATCTGCACCGACCTTCCGCACGAGATTCGGGCGGGCTCGGCGCTGATGAAGAAGATGGCGAGCATGAACGCCAACACCAGCGGGGCGCGCAAGGGCATGTTCTCGATCGACGTGCCGGACATGTTCAATCAGATCGGTTCGTACATCGCGGCCAACTTCCTCTTGGACAACCCGGACATCGAAAACGCGCTCGGCGTCATGGGCACCGCCACGAGGCCCGAGACGGTCGAGGAGATCGACCCGCTCGACCCGGACGGCATCATCCGCAAGATGTCGGGGCGCATGCCGGTCCTCTCCCTCGCCACGCAGGAGGGCATGTGGAAGAGTCTGATCGAGGACTACAACGCCGAGTTGGACTATCTCTCGAGCGTCAACCGCAACCCGCTCCAGGCCGTGCGCATGGACCTGAACGCGCGGCCGATCGGTTTTGTGGGCATCACCGAGGGTCAAGAGTCCAGCGCCGACCCCTTCGACCGGCCCGCGACCCTTCTCCTGGCGGACGTGGACACGATCGTGCGCCCGATGCAGTTCGGGCATGTGATGGCGATGATCGCGCGTTCGCTCGGTCAGGAGAAGGCCAGCGACGATCTGGAAGACCCCGAGTTGGTGCGCTCGGCCCGCGCCAAGAACGCGGCGGCGTGGACGGCGGTCGAGGCGGCGATGAAGGCCAAGACCGAGCAGGCGCAGAAGGACATCGGCAGCGCGGGCATGGCCGCGGCGGTCGCGCGGGCGGCGGACGTGATGGATGAGGTCAAATCATTCCTGTCCACATACCGGATCGGTCAGACGGTGGAGGTGTCGGTTCAGGGTGTGAAGTCGGCGGGCGTCATCATCGACATCCCGACACCATCGGAGCGGTCGATCTTCTCAAAGAACCGTTGGCGGCTGGTGGTTGCGCAGTCCAGCGGCGAGCCCCGTGCGATTCTGCCGATGGGGCTCATGCAGACCCTTGGCTCTGAACCCGCGATGGTGTCGGCCACACCGATCGACGTGAGCAACCGGGACAAGGCGTTCGGCGGACCTATCCGCGAGGCGTTCGACGCGGGCGCCGAGGTCACGCGCGAGCAGCGGGTTTTGGCGGTGAACAACCTCGTTCGGGCAATGGCGACCCTCGGCGGTCCCAGCGGAACCGTGCCCAACGCGCGGGCGACCCTCTTCAACTACATGGGCGAGAACGCCTACGAGCAGGGCGTGCTTCTGCCGGGATCGTTCGACGCGACGGCCTACCTGCTGAACCAGGAGCCGGTGCTGAGGACCGTCGAGCATCTGTCGCAGATGATGGCCGACCCTGACACGATGTTCCTGAAGACGGCGGATGACAACCTCAAGGTTCGCCGGCGCAAGGGGGCATGGCAGTTCGAGGCTCCGGCGCGGGACGGGGAGAAGTATTGGGGCGACAAGAAACTCTGGGCCGCGCTCGGGCACCCGGAAACCGGTTTCACGATGGCGGGTGGAACATACATGGTCCGCAACGTGCCCACCGATGTTGCTCTGCGCGGCATCGCTCACCTGATCCAGCAGGGCGGTCAGTTCAAGGCCGGAGACAACGTACTTAAGGCCGCGCAGATCGTGGGACAGCCGACGAAGATGAAGCCCGCCGAGGCTCGTCCCAAGCCGGGGGGCGGCACATTCAACACGCCGAAGTACCCCGGCTCGCGTTCCGGCGCGGTCATTTCCCCCGGCGAGATGGCGTACCTCGCAGGGAAGGCGATCAGCGCGGTGGCTCACGGCGCGTATCAGGTCATCAAGTTGGCGGGCACCAAGGGGATTGATCTGACCAAGGCGATCGGCGCTCACCTGTTCCTGACCACGGGGCGGATGAGCGATTCGCTGGGCAACGTCACCGATCTGTTCGCAGGCATCTGGGGTGACTTGGCCGGGAAGGCCCTGCCGCGGATGACTCGCGCGGCACGTCGATCTGGAGAGGCGGGCGTTCGCTATGCGTCGGCGGCGTCAACGGCGCAGATCATGGGCGAGCGGTACGCCGACATGATCGTGGGCAAGGACGACGCGCACGCGAACAAGGTGGGTGCGGTGCTGGTGGAGGACAACCTCCGGAGCATCCGCAAGAGTTTCCAGCAGGCGATGAATGAAGCGACCCTTGCCGGTGACGAGGACGAGGCCGAGGCGATGGGAGAAGCGGCGGACGCCGTGCGCTCGCTCGTGGGGCCGGGCGAGTTCTTCGAGACGGAGGCGGATTATCTGGCCGCGCTGAAGGACGACAAGGTTCAGGAGTCGATCGACGCCTACCGCGAACACTTCATGCCGGTCATGGACGATCTGTACCGGCGGGCGACGGGTATCGCCGAGGATGAAGAGTTGCCGACGCGCGGCGCGGTCACCGAGGCCCGCGTGAACCTCAAGGCGCTCACGCAGGAGGAGGCCAGCGGCGTTGCCGACGACGCCAAGAGCCCCCAGTTCACCGAGCGGACCAGGACGTTCCTGCGCAAGAGCCGCTTCGCGCAGCAGGCCAAGGGCAACGCCCGTTTCGGGTACGACACGAGCCTGCGCCGGATGATCGGCAACTCGGTCAAGGCGCAGATCGAGATCGCGGCGCAGCGCGAGTGGTACAACCAACTCGTCGCGGACGGGCTTGCGGTCATCGGCGAGTTGGGCCAGCGCGATGTCGAGATCGACAAGCATCCCGTGGTGGCGGTGCCGATCCGGTTCCGCTCCCTCGTCATCAAGAAGCCGGACGGATCGACGCAGACGGTCGGCCAGTCGCACAGTCTCTACATCCGCAAGGATCTGTTCCGTGAGTTCGACAACGCTATTGCCCTCACGGCCGGGCACGGGGCGAAGTCGATCAGTTGGGCCATGCGGGTCTGGAACACGATCGCGCTGATCGGCCCCATCGACGCGACGACGCACCTGGGCAACATCTTCACCTGCCTCGCCACAAGGCCGGGGCTCGGCCAGGGGGCGATCGGCCGCATGGTCGCCAACGCGGGGGCGGTTGGAGTCCCGGCGGTGCTGGCCCACATGCTGACGAAGGTGGGGACGTACCTGCGCTACTCGCCCGAGACGCAGGCGCGGATCGAGTACCTGACGCGGATCGGGGCGATCCGCGCGAAGATGGATGCCGATGTCTATGGGAACAAGGACGACGTGATCGGGTGGAAGGACAAGGCGTGGGAAATCACCAAGACCATCTACGCGAACACGGTGAACGCGGAGTTTGCAATCAGGACCGTGGACATGGCGGCGCGGCTGGCGATGGACGAGGCGTTCTCGGCGATGGTGCGGTCGGGGCTGGTGAAGGACACCGACACGAACCGGCGCGAGTTCATCAACCAACTCGGCCAGTACAACCGGCGTTTGCAGGAGCCCTTCCGGCGCTGGATGCGAGAGAGCGGCATCGCCCAGTTCATCACGGCCGGGGCGACGTTCACGACGCTCGGCGCGAGGAACCTCACGATGTCTCCCGGCGCTGAGGCGAGCGGGCCGGCGGCGGCGGTCGCCCTGCGCGCGGCGGTGCTGGCCCGCTGGGCCGGGACGCTCGCGGCGATTGCCGCGCTGAACCTGCTGCTGTCCAACCCCGGAGACGATCGTGAGTGGTGGCGGCGGGCGATGGGTCGGCCGGGGGTGGCTCCGGGCATGATCGACACCGGGGAGACGGACGAGCGGGGTCGGCCGGTCACGGTCGATCTGCTGGAGTACCTCGGATACCGGCGAGCGGCCCGCGTGGTGGGGCTCGACGCCGCGAGCAAGGCGTACTTCAACGATCTGCCGGCGGGGACGGTCATCGACGCCGCGGCCAAGCAGTCGATCCTGACGGCGTTCATCTCTCCGCACGCCGGTCCTCCGGTTCGGACGGCGGCGATTGCCCTCACCGGACACGACACCGGAGGGAACCGCGTGGCCCCGGTCGTCCCTCCCGGCGAGTCGCAGGCGTGGGCGAACATCAAGGCGGCGGGTCTGGCAACCAACCAGTTCACGGGTCAGATGAACAAGCCCCCCGGCGATCGGTCGTTCCTGGACGCGATCATCCCCCGCTACACACCCAAGACCGGGCGCTCCGACTTGGATCAGGCGACACTTCCCCAGCGGGTCGAGGGCGCGCAGCGGGCGGCGTACATCGACGATCTGGCCGCGCGGGCTCGCAAGGTGAAGCGCGAGGATCGTGTCAACTACATCAACAGCGAGTTGTCGGGCGTGGACCCGGTGACAGCGGCGCACGCGCGGAGAGAGTTGTTCGGAAAGCGGCGCATCATGGCGACCCCGTAGAGCCTCTCTTGGTATGATCGAGATGAGCAAGGAGGCTCTCTCTATGGATGACTGGTCCAACATCTCCCCCGCGTCGTGGCTTCAGTTCGGCGGCATCGGGCTCATTGCAATGATCCTGATCTTCACCGTGCCGGCGATCCTGCGAACGTGGAAGGAGCAAACCAAGGCGAGGGCGATCGAGGACGCCAAGAGGGAGGAGCGGTTTTACGAGCAGATGCGTCTGATGTCGGCCGACGCGCGGGCCGACCGCGAGACGGCGCGGCTGGAGCGCGGCGAAATCATCAAGGTCATCGAGCGGAACACGTCGGCCCTGCAATGCGTGGAAACCGGGTTCGAGCGGCTTCTCGGACATCTCGGGCACGCCCACCACGCCGACGATGCGAACGGCGGGTAGGATTATGGACTCCAAAACAGCACCCCCCCCTCGGACCCCCTGCGATGAATCGTGGGGGGTCTGTTGATTTATCCACAATCGCTTGACACGCCCGCAATGGCATGGTAAACTCTGGTACACCCTCCACAAAGGAACACAACATGGCAATCACCGACCGGCAGAAAGAGAACCGCAAGCGTGCGCTCGGGGCGTCGGACATCCCGGCCATTCTGGGGCTCGATCCGTTCCGCTCGCCCTTCGAGGTGTACGCGGCCAAGACCGACAAGATCGCGGACCCCGACGAGGCGAGCGAGGCCGCGGAGTGGGGAACCCTCGTCGAGCCGTCGCTCCGGTCGTGGGCGGCGCGGATGCTCGGCAAGCCGGTGGTCGCGCCGACCGGGACGTTCGTGCATCAGACCATCCCCTGCATGATCGCCAACGTCGATGGTCTGGTCGAGAAGTCCCAGCGCGGGTCGCAGATCGTCGAGTGCAAGCACACGGGGATGTGGGGGCCGCTCGGCGGGCAGTGGGGCGAGGAGGGGACGGATCAGGTTCCCGAGCGCGTGATGGTGCAGGTTCACGCGCAGATGGCGTGCGCCGGTTCGAGCGTTGCCCACGTCGTCGCGCAGATCATGCGAAAGCAGGGCTGGCCGGCCATGTACTACATCTCCCGCTCCGAAGCGCTGATCCGCGCGATCGAGGAAGAGGCGGCGAAGTTCTGGGAGCGTCACGTCATGGCCGACATCCCGCCCGAGATCGACCTTGAAAACCAGTTCACGGTCCCGTCGATGGACACGATGGCGAGCCTGAGCCGAAACGATTTGAAGTGCATCGAGATCGACCCCTCCCTCATCGAGCAGTTCAACACCGCCCGCGAGGCGCGGCTTGATGCCGAGAAGCGTGAGGAGGCGCACAAGGTGAAGATGCTCGCGGCGATGGGCGATGCCCGGATGGCCACGGGCGGGGTGTATGAGGTGAAGTACGCCGTCGAGAGCATGGGCCGGCGCTTGAACCAGGGGCTTCTGCGCGAGCGCTACCCGGCGATCGCCGACGAATGCACGCAGGATGCGACCTGTCAGAAACTCCGGGTCCGGGACACCACGCCGAAGAAGAAGAAAGGAGGGAAGTAACGATGCCCCAGGTCTTCACATCACACCGCGAGTCGTCGAGGGTCAACTACGGAGAGACGAGAGAGAAGGATTCACCCCCAACTATCGAGCAGATCAACTGTGGGAGCCTCATGCGTATCGCCGATTCGCTGGAACAGATTGCCACCGTTTTGAGGTGCCCGAACGCTCAGGGGATGGCGCGTGCACTGATCCGCATGGACAAGCGCCTCGCCAAGAAGATCAAACTCTGAGGGAGAACACCCGTGCCCGAACCCCGCCACTGCCAGGACTGCGACCGCCCGATGGAGTTCCAACATGCAGAAAGCAATCCGTCTGAGTACTTTGGTGCCCCCGTCGTCGAACACATCCCCGCCCGCTACTGGTGCGACGCCTGTGAAATCAGCGAGACCGAAGCCGGCACAGTCGATAGACCCCGGCCACGAAGTCTGGGTGCGGTGGATGCGAAAGTCCAACACCCAGTTCCCCCAGCCTACGCGGACGGTCTGGCATCGGGCTGTAAACGGCCGTCTGGTCTGCAAATGCCCCAACCCTCCAACCGACGCGAGCCTTGAGTCCCGCGCCGACATCCCCGAGAGCAAGGTCCAGGTCTGCCGCAACTGCATGAGCAGGCTCAGGATCGGATTCTGATCGACACCACCCACCAGCCACGGAGAATGCCATGTCACAGATCACCCAGCAGAAACCTCAGGACAGGCCCAGCACCCTCGCGCCGCGGGCGCTGGACACCAAGAACCAGATCGTCGTCATCGGCAAGATGGTCCAAACGAGCCTTGCCCGCATGAAGGCCGCGGAGACGCCGCTCCTCACAGCCGAACGGGCCGCGCGGCTGATCCTCACCCGCATCGGCGGCGACTCGCGGCTGTGGGGATGCACCAACGCGAGCATCCTCTCCTGCATCTACACGAGCATCGAGACGGGGCTCGAAGCGGGCGCGAACAGCCAGATGGCCTACCTCGTCCCCTACGCCGGAGAGTTGAAGTTTCAGGCCAGTTACAAGGGTGTGCTGGCGATCATCCGCCGCTCCAACAAGGTCGCGGCCGTCGAGGCGGATGTCGTCTTCGACGAGGATCTGTTCGAGGCCGAGCGCGGGAGCGGCCGGTTCATCAAGCACCGCCCCGACTACGGCATCGACCGCACGGGGGAAAACTGGCGGCTGATCTACGCCGTCGCCTACGACCCCGAGGGGCGGATGCTCGATTTCTGCGTAATGAACCCGGCGCAGATCGAGTCATACAAGCAGCGTTCCCCGAGCGTGAAGAAAAAGAAGGCGTCTCCCTGGGACACAGACCCGCGCCCGATGGCGATCAAGACCACGGTGCGCCGGCTCACCACGCTCCTGCCCCTTGAGCAGGACGTTCAGAACCGCATCGCCCGCGCGGACCAGGATGAGTACGTCGATGAGCAGGACGCGCCGGCGCCCAAGCGGGTCGCCAACGACGCCCAGCCCAAGAGCAGGGCGGACGAGACGGCCGAGAAGATCAAGAACGGCGGCAAGCCCCCGGCCCGCGATGTCGTCGATCAGGAGCCCGCGCCGGGCGACGAGACGGAACCCACCACCAACGGCCAGACCGAACCCCCGGTTGGGCTGGCCCCCGAAATGTTCGAGGACGACATCCCGTTTTGAGGAGTTCCCCATGCTGATTCTCAAACGCGCCGAGGGCGAGTCGATCGTCATCTACACGCACAAGGGTCCGATCACGATCACCGTCCTTGAGGGCGGATCGACGAGGCTGAGTTTCGACGCGCCGCGCGAGATCGTCATCGTCCGGAGCGAGTTACTCGGGAAAGGTCCGCATGTCGGTTGCGGTGGGAATGTTGTTGATTCGGGTGTACAAGGGTTGTCGGTTGATGTCGGCAAGC